TTATGGACGCATTATGGACATTCCTGACACCGGGTTAAGAGTCACAGCATCTTGTAAGAAATCCGGTGCAAAGTGTGCGTAGGTCATAGTTTGCTGAATGTTAGAATGACCCAGGATGCGCTGCAATGTGATTATGTTACCTCCATTCATTATAAAATGTGTGGCAAATGTATGCCTCAAAACATGTACTGCTTGTCCGTCAGGTAAATCGGGTTTTACTTCCCTGAGAGCGTTACGCACTTTGTAGTAACTGGCATTAAAAAGCCTGCCTGAATTTTTGGTCTTGATCCGTTTAATCAGGTCCTGCGAAACGGGAATTGTCCTGCGTTTTCCGTTTTTAGTTTTCATAAACGTAACCATCTGGTTAATGATGTGTTCAGCTTTTAAATTAGACACTTCACTCCAGCGTCCACCAGTAGAAAGGCAGACCAGAGTTGCATTTAATTCATCACCATCAAGCATGGATAACAGCCGCGTAATCTCTTCACTGGACAAAAAAGCCATTTCCGTAACAGCTTCACGTAACCGTTTAATCTCACGGAACGGGTTGTGAGAGTGGTATTCACCGGCGTCAATTAACTTGGTGAACATCCCGCTCATTATTGCCAGATGTCGATTTACGCTGGCTGGTTTCAGACCATCGTTCATCATTACAACGCGATAATCAGTTATCGTTTTCTTTGTTAGCTGGTCAGCTCTGGACACTCCCATTTCTGCAAATTTGGCGATTATTGTCGTTAAACGCCCCCGTTCAATATCTCCACGCTCATGTGATTTTCCGTGATATATCCACCATCTGCCTAACAACTCTGTAAGAGTTCGGCGGTCGGCTGGTTTCTCCAACCACTCTTTGTTGTGGTAGTTAACCAGTACATGACGTTCGAATGCTTGAGCTTCACCTTTAGTTTTAAATTTCCGCCTGATACGTTTTCCATCTGCACCCTGCGGTCTGACGTCCACTTCATAACGACCATCATCGAGCTTTTTAATAGACATAAAGCCCTCCGATGACGCTGTTTACTTCTACTACTTGAAAATTAATGCAATTTTCTTTCGTACATTTACTACACACATATGCTGAATAAATCGTCAGCCAGTCTTCTGGTCTGAGTGGTGCAAGGTTGTTGAGTCTTGCCCAATGTGTGCGAGAGCCGGGGCTATTTGTCCAGCTGCTGGATCTGTTTCATCAAACATGAACCAGTCACGATACTTGCGAAAGCGTGGATGCTTAAACAGCTTCATACCTGCTTCCATAGGCATTTTTGATTTTCCTGATTCATATCCATGATATGTGTAGTAATTAATTCCAATTAATTCAGCAAGTTCCTTAGTTTTAAGGCGTTCGGATTCACGGATGAGCTTTAGTTTCTCACTTTGTTCACTTGACATAATTTTGCTAATCTCCAATTATATTGTTACTTGGCAATTTGTGATTCGCTCAAAAAGGCTCTAGATGGCTCCAGTTGGTGAATCGCAAATCTTATGGAGGATAGCAAAGTGACGACAAATGTAGAAATTTCTTGTCCAACTAGCGATGAGGCAAGTTTCGAAAATGAAGCCAAACGTAAAAGCATTCAGATTTCAGAGCGCCCATCTGATTTGCTGTCGAAAGAAGGTTTTGCTCTTTACATCGGTAAGACACCACGCGCGGTGGCTGAAATGGCTAAAGCAGGAAAGCTGCCAGCCTTCTACATGACAGACCCATTAAAACCAAGAGGGAAAGCTGAATTATGGATTAATCGCCGTGAGTGGGACAAGTACGCAGCCCAGCTAGTTGATGAAGCTCCGACAGAATGGCATGACTGGAAAAATCGCATTAGTTACAGCAAATCAAGACATGGCCGTGCGGCTTAAGGTGGAAAGGATGAACGAGCCTCGTTGTATTGCTCAGTTATTGCGTAACGAAAGCCCCAGGGCGATTGACTTCACCATCACCCACGGTAAGGGGCGTAAGGGAATCATTATCCGCACCAAAAAACAGAGTCCGGTAAAAAAGGCTCTGACCTTTCTGAAAAGCCGGAGGGTCTGGAAATGACAGTGATGACGCTCAATCTCGTTGAAAAACAGCCAGCAGCTATGCGCCGGATAATTGGTAAGCATCTTGCCGTTCCTCGCTGGCAGGATACATGTGATTATTATAATCAGATGATGGAGCGCGAACGGTTAACGGTTTGCTTCCATGCTCAGTTAAAACAGCGTCACGCAACGATGCGTTTTGAAGAAATGAACGACGTCGAACGTGAACGACTGGTATGTGCAATTGATGAATTGCGTGGGGCATTCTCAAAACGCCGTCAGGTTGGCGCAAGTGAGTATGCATATATTAGTTTTTTAACAGTCAGTCAGCGTCGCACTTTATTTATGCACGCACGACTGACAGAAAAAGAATTTAACCAGCCATACTGGCGAATTAATGAAGAATCATGTTACTGGCGTGATGCTTTATTCCGTGCATTACGTGAATTATTCAGTCTGTTTGAGTATGCACCGACAATTCTGACGTCGGTAAAACCAGAGCAATATCTGCATTAAGTAATTAACCAGAGTTTTTAACGCACTTAATTGTGCGGGGCTTCTTTTTGCCTGGAGAAAGTCATGCATACAGTTTCTGAAAATCAGTGCGGTAAATACGCATTACTGCTGCAACAGGCCAGAACCGAAGCACAGGCCGACGCTGCGACGCGCTTTTCTTCTCATCTTGACGCCATGATTCGCCACATCACAAAGGCGGAGTTATCCCGCGTGGAGATAGTCGAGCTGCTCAGTCAGGAGTCGGAAAAATTTCACAACATCGGATTGTCTCGCGGGGAGGTGCTTTGATGTCCTGTTCTCGTTCAGTTGTTTTACTGAACAATGCCTTAAAAATCGTCGTTATGAAAAATGGCGATTTGTCTCTTATTCAACTTAGGCTTGATAAAGAAAAACGCGAAATAACTGAATCTGTTATCGCGATTTATCAGAGTGAATTAAACCTCCTGTCTGATGTGGTCAATTTACTTGTTAAACGCGCTGTATTTCACAAGCAAATTTCCTCCGTGGATGAACTGACAAAATTAACGACAGAAATCACCAGCTATTGCGCTGATGAATTTAAGAAACTGAACGACAAAAGGAGCTGGTAATGCCGGACAACGTGGATTTTATTCAGGAACAACAGGCTGAATTACTGGAGCGCCAGATTAACGCGGCAAGGGTAAAACATTGTGGTGCTTCTGCGCTGGTTTGCGAAGAGTGTGATGCGCCAATACCTGCTGCCCGTCGTGCGGCTTATCCGTCAGCCACGCGTTGTGTTTCCTGTCAGTCAGTCTTTGAAGCAAAAAACAAACATTACTGGAGAACAGCATGAGTATTCGTATTGAAATTGGCGAACGTTATGTCGTTACCAGTGACAGCTTTCAGTTTATTCTCCACGAGAAAAAGAGAGCGGAAAGCGGTAAAAACGCCGGTCAGGAATGGCTGGCGGTGGTTGGTTATTACCCGAAATTAAGCCAGCTCGTTTCCGGCCTGATGCATCACGATATTCTGACCGGAAGCGCAAAGTCTTTTGCTGATTTAAACGCGCAGGTTGAGCAACTCAGCAAGCGTTGTTCAGAGGCTTTTGGCTCATATGGCCGTTAAAGCCTCCGGGCGTTTTGTCCCTCCGTCAGCATTTGCCGCAGGCACCGGTGAGACGTTTACCGGTGCTTATGCATGGAACGCGCCACGCGAGGCCGTCGGGCGCGAAAGACCCCTTACACGTGACGAGATGCGTCAGGTGCAAGGTGTTTTATCCACGATTAATCGCCTGCCTTACTTTTTGCGCTCGCTGTTTACTTCACGCTATGACTACATCCGGCGCAATAAAAGCCCGGTGCACGGGTTTTATTTCCTCACATCCACTTTTCAGCGTCGTTTATGGCCGCGCATTGAGCGTGTGAATCAGCGCCATGAAATGAACACCGACGCGTCGTTGCTGTTTCTGGCAGAGCGTGACCATTATGCGCGTTTGCCTGGAATGAATGACAAGGAGCTGAAAAAGTTTGCCGCCCGTATCTCATCACAGCTTTTCATGATGTATGAGGAACTCTGCGATGCCTGGGTGGATGCGCATGGCGAGAAAGAATCGCTGTTTACGGATGAGGCGCAGGCTCACCTGTATGGTCATGTTGCTGGCGCTGCACGAGCTTTCAATATTTCCCCTCTCTACTGGAAAAAATACCGTAAAGGGCAGATGACCACGAGGCAGGCATATTCTGCCATTGCCCGTCTGTTTAACGATGAGTGGTGGACTCATCAGCTTAAAGGCCAGCGTATGCGCTGGCATGAGGCGTTACTGATTGCTGTCGGGGAGGTCAATAAAGACCGTTCTCCTTATGCCAGTAAACATGCCATTCGTGATGTGCGTGCACGCCGCCAGGCAAATCTGGAATTTCTTAAATCGTGTGACCTTGAAAATAAGGAAACCGGCGAGCGCATCGACCTTATCAGTAAGGTGATGGGCAGTATTTCTAATCCTGAAATTCGCCGGATGGAGCTGATGAACACCATTGCCGGTATTGAGCGTTACGCCGCTGCAGAGGGTGATGTGGGGATGTTTATCACGCTGACCGCGCCGTCAAAGTATCACCCGACACGTCAGGTCGGAAAAGGCGAAAGTAAAACCGTTCAGCTTAATCACGGCTGGAACGATGAGGCATTTAATCCAAAGGATGCGCAGCGTTATCTCTGCCGTATCTGGAGCCTGATGCGCACGGCATTCAAGGATAATGATTTACAGGCCTACGGTTTGCGTGTCGTCGAGCCACACCACGACGGAACGCCGCACTGGCATATGATGCTTTTTTGTAATCCACGCCAGCGTAACCAGATTATCGAAATCATGCGTCGCTATGCGCTCAAAGAGGATGGCGACGAAAGAGGAGCCGCGCGAAACCGTTTTCAGGCAAAACATCTTAACCGGGGCGGTGCTGCGGGGTATATCGCGAAATACATCTCAAAAAATATCGACGGCTATGCACTGGATGGGCAGCTCGATAACGATACCGGCAGACCGCTGAAAGATACTGCCGCGGCTGTTACCGCATGGGCGTCAACGTGGCGCATTCCGCAATTTAAAACGGTTGGCCTGCCGACAATGGGGGCTTACCGTGAACTACGCAAATTGCCTCGCGGCGTCAGCATTGCTGATGAGTTTGACGAGCGCGTCGAGGCTGCACGCGCCGCCGCAGACAGTGGTGATTTTGCGTTGTATATCAGCGCGCAGGGTGGGGCAAATGTTCCGCGCGATTGTCAGACTGTCAGAGTCGCCCGTAGCCCGTCGGATGACGTTAACGAGTATCCGCGTTGACCTTGCTCAGAACGGTATCAGGCCGCAGCGATGGGAGCTTGAGGCGCTGGCGCGAGGGGCTACCATAACATATGGCAGGAAGACGTTTATATATCCTACAATCGATGTGTGTTTGGGATATTCTGCTTTTACAAAATGAATGGTGTCGGAACATAATATTTTCAGGTGTTCAAAGAGTTTGTTCTGATGTTCTTGCTATTTTTGTTTCTTTTGATGAAAATGGCGTCTTTAAAATTGGTTAAAAGGTGTGTTGTATGGATGGTTTATGGGAAAAAATATCGTCTTATAATATATTTAACAATCTCTTTCCCGGTGCTTTATTTATTTATTTGTTTGAGCGGGCAACCAATGTGATATTATCCACAGATGATGTTGTTAAGAATGTGGTACTTTACTATTTTACGGGGATAATTATCGGAAGGATTGGGTCTATTGTTTTTGAGCCTGTGTTGAAATTTTTGGGGCTGGTAAAATTTGTTCCATATGAGGAATATATCTCAGCATGTAGAAAGGATAATAAAATAGAGCTTCTTCAAGAAACTGCAAATATGTATAGGACGTTATTCTCTATGTCCTTGGTTTTTTTGTTTTCTTTGTTTTTTGTTTCGTTTGTAGTTGGTGGTGATTACATGGCGTCGAAATGGATTTCATTGTTTTTGATTTTTGTTTTTATTGTGTCGTACGTTAAGCAAATTAAGTTTATTACATTAAGAGTGAGTAAGGCTAATAATAAGCTGCCCTAAGGCAGCTTAACGAATTATTCTTCAGTCTTATAACTCCTTGCGTATGAGCGTGGGGTGACTGCAGTCCAGCCATCTCTGGCGGGGGCATTACTAGAATGGCGTTTATTGGTGCCTTCTGTGGCGACTACTTTGGCTCCACGCCTTGTAAAAGCATTAATGACCGCTTGATGAGGGTGTTTATCGGAATCCGGTGCGCATGATATAAATGCACAAACACCACTTCTTCCTCCTTCGCTTACAATATTTCCAACGAGCTTATTTAGCACCGCTGGACCGATGTTTCTCCTGCTTCCATGGTGGGGCACTTGAATAAATGATAATGAGTTATTATTTATATGATCAGCAGCCATATCTAATGCAGTTATTCCTGCATCACCTGTAAATACTAGTGTTTTATTGTCAATTTCAATTTTTAATATAACGCTTGAATTGTTTTGTGCAGTAGTTGTGTCCTTGTCATCAATTCCCTCATCAGAGAACCAATCAGCAATATACTCGACTTGTTCTTTGGCTTTCTCAAAAAAGTAGTTATATGCATCTGTACCACTGGTTGCAGTTGTTTCTGCTTTTTCAGGCATTCTTGCAAAATCGGGGATTAATGTTTCATAGTATGCTTGTGTTGGTCCAATAACAACCAGTTTAGAATTGTCCCAAGTCCTGCCTTGAAAAGGCTCCTTAATTTCTATTCCTTTTTTTTTCGCTGATTTGACGGCATCATAGGCTTTTTGTAGATTATCTTGTATACGTCTGGCAATACTTGCATCTGTTATCCTTCCATCAGCAAATTCCTGCGCGAGATTTTCATTATGCTCCCAAGGTTGGTGAATCCAGAACTCTTTGACTTCCGCATTCTCAATCACATGCTCAAGGCCGCCAGCATGGTCGCTATCTGGATGCGTGGATATGAGTAAGTCAATAGTATTTGTATGATAGTATTTCTGTAAATGTTCAATTATTTGTGGACCAGTGCTTGCGTACCCCGCATCAATTACGACAACTTTTTGCTCTGCTCTTGTTCCGTGGAGGTTGCCCCATCTTATGCAGATAGCATCTCCACTTTTTTTTTCTCCAACTGCTAAGAAATCAACTTCGTAACCCATTCTTGTGCCCTTCTGTAGTTTTCAACTTTATGTAAGTGTTGTACGCCAAAGTAGTGCAGGACTTGATTAGGCAATCAAAGACCTTTAAAACAATATCAGGATGCATAAATATTCGTGTCTAGATCAATAGATTAGATCGAGTTTTTGATAATCAATTTGCGCCTGCTTCTTGATAACCGTTGTTAGTGTAAATTTTGCGCAATGTAATTGGCAAATCACTGCGATATGAGTTGCGTGCCAGCCAGCTTTAATATGCAGACTTTGCTATATCTTTCTACACGATTTTTATTTTCAGATGTGCAAGCATTAGGCGCATTGTTTTGCATGCGTTGGAGCTGCTAGTTTAGATCGTGCTCCGTCAGAATAGGCGCGACACCATGGTGGTCATGCACCTGCATTAAAACCGACCCATGAAGCGGGCGGGCGAGGCGGGGAAAGCACTGCGCGCTGGCGGTGGTGCTGATTTTATTTTTTCAGCGTCTGAGCGCGTCGTGATGGCGTTTAGATTGTTCGCCGGGGCGTTGGTGTGTATGCGGGCTGTTTTGTGCGGTGGTGAGCGTGTGAGGGCGTGATGGCGGGTTGTAAAAAAGCCGCCCGCAGGCGGCGATGTTCAGCCGTTGTCAGTGTCCAGTGAGTAGTTTTTAAAGCGGATGACCTCCTGACCGAGCCAGCCGTTTATCTCGCGGATCCTGTCCTGTAACGGGATAAGCTCATTGCGGACAAAGACCTTTGCCACTTTCTCAATATCTCCCAGTGACCCGACGTTCTCCGGCTTGCCGCCCATCAACTGAAAGGGGATGCGGTGTGCGTCCAGCAGGTCAGCGGCGCTGGCTTTTTTGATATTAAAAAAATCGTCCTTCGTCGCCACTTCACTGAGCGGGATAATTTTAATGCCGTCGGCTTTCCCTTGCGGGGCATAGAGAAACAGATTTTTAAAGTTGTTGCGGCCTTTCGACTTCACCATGTTTTCGCGGAGCATTTCGATATCGTTGCGATCCTGCACGGCATCGGTGACGTACATGATGTATCCGGCATGTGCGCCGTTTTCGTAATACTTGCGGCGGAACAGCGTGGCCGACTCATTCAGCCAGGCAGAGTTAAGGGCGCTGAGATATTCCGGCAGGCCGTACAGCTCCTGATTAATATCCGGCTCCAGCAGGTGAAACACGGAGCCGGGCGCGAAAGGTGTCGGCTCATGGAAGGACGGCACCCACCAGTAAACATCCTCTTCCACGCCTCGGCGGGTATATTTTGCCGGTGAGGTTTCCAGTCTGATGACCTTACCGGTGGTGCTGTAACGCTTTTCCAGAAACGCATTACCGAACACCAGAAAATCCAGCACAAAGCGGCTGAAATCCTGCTGGGAAAGCCACGGATGCGGGATAAATGTCGAGGCCAGAATATTACGTTTGACGTAAATCGGTGAGCTGTGATGCACGGCAGCACGCAGGCTTTTTGCCAGACCGGTAAAGCTGACCGGTGGCTCATACCATCTGCCGTTACTGATGCACTCGACGTAATCCAGAATGTCACGGCGGTCGAGTACCGGCACCGGCTCACCAAAGGTGAATGCCTCCATTTTCGGGGCGCTGGCGGTCATTTTTTTTGCCGCAGGTTGCGGTGTTTTCCCTTTTTTCTTGCTCATCAGTAAAACTCCAGAATGGTGGATGTCAGCGGGGTGCTGATACCGGCGGTGAGTGGCTCATTTAACAGGGCGTGCATGGTCGCCCAGGCGAGGTCGGCGTGGCTGGCTTCCTCGCTGCGGCTGGCCTCATAGGTGGCACTGCGTCCGCTGCTGGTCATGGTCTTGCGGATAGCCATAAACGAGCTGGTGATGTCGGTGGCGCTGACGTCGTATTCCAGACAGCCACGGCGGATGACGTCTTTTGCCTTGAGCACCATTGCGGTTTTCATTTCCGGCGTGTACCAGTGCAACTGATAGTCGAAAGACTGCTCAAAGAAAATCTGCTCCAGCTTTTCGATGGCCTCGTCACTGAAAAAATTCTTTTTCGGTTTGCGACGCCCGCCTTTGTTGCGGTTAGCGACGTTCGGATTAAGGTCTGCCTCGTTGCCGGTCTGACTGTAGCGGTTGACCCGCGCCAGCCGTTCAATCTGGCGTCCCAGCAGGTCAATTTCCTTGAAGTCACCGCCGGTTTTCTGCGGTTTGATGATGAGCTGGGTCAGCCGCGCTTCCAGACTCATTTCGACACGGCTGATGGGGGCAACGCTGTCCCAGCCGTCGCGCTGTTTCCAGCTCTGCACCGTCGGGCGTTTCATCTGCAACATGGCGGCAATCTGCGGCACGGAAAACCCCTGCCAGTACAGCAGCGCCGCCTGACGACGCGGGTCGTGTAAAAGAGTGGTGTCTGTGGTGATGGTCATGAATACCTCGCCGTGATGAATACACGGCAAGGCTACTGAGTCGCGCCCCGCGATTCGCTAAGGTGCTGTTGTGTCAGTGATAAGCCATCCGGGACTGATGGCGGAGGATGCGTATCGTCGGGAAACTGATGCCGACATGTGACTCCTCTAATCACTATTCAGGACTCCTGACAATGGCAAAAAAAGTCTCAAAATTCTTTCGTATCGGCGTTGAGGGTGACACCTGTGACGGGCGTGTCATCAGTGCGCAGGATATTCAGGAAATGGCTGAAACCTTTGACCCGCGTGTCTACGGTTGCCGCATTAACCTGGAACATCTGCGCGGCATCCTGCCTGACGGTATTTTTAAACGTTATGGCGATGTGGTCGAACTGAAGGCCGAAAAGATTGACGACGATTCGGCGCTGAAAGGCAAATGGGCGCTGTTTGCGAAAATCACCCCGACCGATGACCTTATCGCGATGAACAAGGCCGCGCAGAAAGTCTACACCTCAATGGAAATTCAGCCGAACTTTGCCAATACCGGCAAATGTTATCTGGTGGGGCTGGCCGTCACCGATGACCCGGCAAGCCTCGGCACGGAATACCTGGAATTCTGCCGCACGGCAAAACACAACCCCCTGAACCGCTTCAAATTAAGCCCTGAAAACCTGATTTCAGTGGCAACGCCTGTTGAGCTGGAATTTGAAGACCTGCCTGAAACCGTGTTCACCGCCCTGACCGAAAAGGTGAAATCCATTTTTGGCCGCAAACAGGCCAGCGATGACGCCCGTCTGAATGACGTGCATGAAGCGGTGACCGCTGTTGCTGAACATGTGCAGGAAAAACTGAGCGCCACTGAGCAGCGCCTCTCTGAGATGGAAACCGCCTTTTCCGCACTTAAGCAGGAGGTGACTGACAGGGCGGATGAAACCAGCCAGGCATTCACCCGCCTGAAAAACAGTCTCGACCACACCGAAAGTCTGACCCAGCAGCGCCGCAGCAAGGCCACCGGTGGTGGCGGTGACGCCCTGATGACGAACTGCTGACCGGCGTCAGTCAGTCCGGGAAAACCTTCACGATTAACCCTTAATTTCAGGAAAAACTATGCGCCAGGAAACCCGCTTTAAATTTAATGCTTACCTGTCCCGTGTTGCCGAACTGAACGGCATCGACGCCGGTGATGTGTCGAAAAAATTCACCGTTGAACCGTCGGTCACCCAGACCCTGATGAACACCATGCAGGAGTCCTCTGACTTTCTGACCCGCATCAACATTGTGCCGGTCAGCGAAATGAAAGGGGAAAAAATTGGCATCGGTGTCACCGGCTCCATCGCCAGCACCACCGACACCGCCGGTGGCACCGAGCGTCAGCCGAAGGACTTCTCGAAGCTGGCGTCAAACAAGTACGAATGCGACCAGATTAACTTCGATTTTTATATCCGCTACAAAACGCTGGACCTGTGGGCGCGTTATCAGGATTTCCAGCTCCGTGTCCGTAACGCCATTATCAAACGCCAGTCCCTTGATTTCATCATGGCCGGTTTTAACGGCGTGAGGCGTGCCGAAACCTCTGACCGCAGCAGCAATCCGATGCTGCAGGATGTGGCGGTCGGCTGGCTGCAGAAATACCGCAATGAAGCCCCGGCGCGCGTGATGAGCAAGGTCACTGACGAGGAAGGGCACACCACCTCTGAGGTCATCCGCGTGGGTAAGAGCGGTGATTATGCCAGCCTCGATGCACTGGTGATGGATGCGACCAACAACCTGATTGAGCCGTGGTATCAGGAAGACCCTGACCTTGTGGTGATTGTGGGGCGTCAGCTGCTGGCGGACAAATATTTCCCCATCGTCAACAAGGAGCAGGACAACAGCGAAATGCTGGCCGCTGACGTCATCATCAGCCAGAAACGCATCGGTAACCTGCCGGCGGTACGCGTCCCGTACTTCCCGGCGGATGCGATGCTCATCACGAAGCTGGAAAACCTGTCCATCTACTACATGGATGACAGCCATCGCCGCGTGATTGAGGAAAACCCGAAACTCGACCGCGTGGAGAACTACGAGTCAATGAACATTGATTACGTGGTGGAAGACTACGCCGCCGGTTGTCTGGTGGAAAAAATTAAGGTCGGTGATTTCTCCACACCGGCTAAGGCGACCGCAGAGCCGGGAGCGTAACCGATGACGAGTCCCGCACAGCGCCACATGATGCGGGTCTCGGCAGCGATGACCGCGCAGCGGGAAGCCGCCCCGCTGCGACATGCAACTGTCTATGAGCAGATGCTGGTTAAGCTCGCCGCAGACCAGCGCACACTGAAAGCGATTTATTCAAAAGAGCTGAAGGCCGCGAAAAAACGCGAACTGCTGCCGTTCTGGTTGCCGTGGGTGAACGGCGTGCTGGAGCAGGGCAAAGGTGCACAGGATGACATTCTGATGGCTCACCTGCAACGTGCGACACAGCTCGACTGTCAGGCAGGCGTCAAAAAAGAGATTGAACGACTGGAGCGGGAGCTGAAACCGAAGCCGGAGCCGCAGCCCAAAGCGGCCACCCGCGCCCCGCGTAAGACCCGGAGTGCGACACCGGCAAAACGTGGACGCCCGAAAAAGAAAGCCAGTTAACAACCGAATGCGCCCCGCGCCAGGGCGGCACGCCGGTCAGTGAGGGTGAATCACCTGACACTGTACCGGCGTCCACCGCCCGACTTTTCAGAGGTAGTCATGATGACGCTGATTATTCCGCGAAAGGAGGCTCCCGTGTCCGGTGAGGGTACGGTGGTCATCCCGCAACCGGCAGGCGACGAGCCGGTGATTAAAAACACGTTCTTTTTTCCCGATATCGACCCGAAGCGCGTCCGGGAACGTATGCGCCTTGAGCAGACCGTCGCCCCCGCCCGTCTGCGTGAGGCCATCAAGTCAGGCATGGCGGAGACGAATGCGGAGCTGTACGAGTACCGCGAACAGAAAATTGCCGCCGGTTTTACGCGTCTGGCGGACGTCCCGGCGGACGACATCGACGGTGAAAGCATCAAAGTTTTTTACTACGAGCGCGCCGTGTGTGCGATGGCGACCGCGTCGCTTTATGAGCGTTATCGCGGCGTGGATGCCAGTGCGAAAGGCGACAAGAAGGCCGACAGCATTGACAGCACCATTGATGAGCTGTGGCGGGATATGCGCTGGGCAGTGGCGCGCATCCAGGACAAGCCGCGCTGCATCGTGAGTCAAATCTGATGAAGACCTTTGCGCTACAGGGCGACACGCTCGACGCCATTTGTGTCCGGTATTACGGGCGCACTGAGGGCGTGGTCGAGGCCGTGCTCGCCGCAAATCCGGGACTGGCTGAACTGGGTGCGGTGCTGCCACACGGCACCGCCGTCGAACTGCCCGACGTTCAGACCGCGCCCGTGGCTGAAACTGTCAATCTGTGGGAGTAACGCATGACAGCAGAAGAAAAAAGCGTCCTGTCGCTTTTCATGATTGGAGTGCTGATTGTTGTCGGCAAGGTGCTTGGCCGACATTGTGCTCAACAGTACGCAGGCGTCTTTCTGCACCGAATACCGCGTCGTGACCGGGGGCTCGGATGAGTGATTCGCGACTGCTGCCGACCGGCTCATCACCGCTTGAAGTTGCCGCCGCAAAAGCCTGTGCGGAAATTGAAAAAACGCCGGTCAGTATTCGTGAACTGTGGAACCCGGACACCTGTCCGGCAAATCTGCTGCCGTGGCTGGCGTGGGCGTTTTCGGTCGACAGGTGGGATGAAAAGTGGCCGGAAGCGACAAAACGCGCCGTTAACAGGCTGGAAGCTAGTGTCGCTCCGTCACTGGCCGGAATTAAAATCCCGCACATCGACCAGTCGCAGGAGTCTGATGCGAAATTCCTGACCCGTCTTGCAGAACGCAACGGCGGTGAGGTGTCGGTAAAAATGGGAAAACTGTTGTTTCTCAAAGCGGGGCAGGGGGTGACGGCCAGTGGTAAAAAAATCCCGCAGGTCACCATAACCCGCAGCGACGGCGACCGCCATCATTTTGCGATTGCTGACCGTGGAGCCTATACCGGCGTAACGGCAAAGTGGTTACACACCAAAGACCCGAAGCCACAAAAGCAGAAGGTAAAACTGAAACGCAAAAAGAAAGAGAAACACCTGCGCGCACTGGAGCACCCGAAAGCGAAACCGGTCAGGCAGAAGAAAGCGCCTAAAGTACCGGAAGCGCGCGAAGGTGAATACATGGCCGGTGAGGCTGACAACGTTTTTGCCCTGACTACGGTATATGCCACGAAAGCGCAGGCCATGCGCGCCGCTCAGGCGAAGTGGGATAAACTGCAACGGGGTGTGGCGGAGTTCTCCATCAGCCTGGCTACCGGTCGGGCAGATATTTACACGGAAACACCGGTTAAAGTGTCAGGCTTTAAGCGCGTCATAGACGAGCAGGACTGGACAATCACTAAGGTGACACATTTTCTGAATAATAGCGGCTTCACGACGTCCCTGGAGCTTGAGGTCAGGCTTTCTGATGTGGAGTACGAAACAGAAGATGATGAGTGATGTTTTTGTTTTATCTGTTTGTTTTATAAGGATAAATTAACTAAAATGGCACCATCAACAAAACCGGAAGAGGTGCTCGCGATGTTTCATTGTCCTTTATGCCAGCATGCCGCACATGCGCGTACAAGTCGCTATATCACTGACACGACAAAAGAGCGTTATCACCAGTGTCAGAACGTGAATTGCAGCGCCACATTCATCACTTATGAGTCGGTACAGCGATATATCGTGAAGCCGGGAGAAGTCCACGCCGTAAGGCCGCACCCGTTGCCGTCAGGGCAGCAAATTATGTGGATGTAA